GGCACGTTGGCAAATCGCACTGTTCGCGTTCACGCGCACGGCACGATGAAGAACAACAGCGGCAGCACTCAAAACTTTCAGCACGTAGTGCGGTTGGGCGGTGTAGACATGCACGAAGCTGCGGGCAGCATTGCCGACGACGCTGACCAAATCGTGTGGATCATGCGAATGGACCTTAGCTTCCGCGCGTCTGGCGCTCAGTTCTTGAGCGGCGAGTGGCGCGTCAGCTCGGCGTCGACAGCCTCTGACGGGATCAGCAATGTGTTCGGCATGCACCGCGATGGCACTTGGGGGAACAACGCCGTCGCGGAAAGCGATGATGGAGACCTAGCGTTGACGTTCTTGCAAAGGTGGCAAACCAGCCGCACCAACTCTGAGTTCAAGGTCTACGCAATCAACGTCGAATATGTCTGAGGTTAACGGCAACAGTTGGGACGAGCACCGTCGCCTAGTCATGGACAGCATCGACCGGCTGACGAACGAGATTCGCGAAGAGCGCAGCAACTTTAAAAGCGAAATGCGAGAGCTTTACTCTCGACTGTTTGACATCGAGAAGAAGATCGCGTCGCTTGAAGTGCGCTGCGGCTTGGCGGGCATCATTGGCGGTGCCATCCCGGTAACCGCAGCACTATTGACGAAATACCTATGAGCTAGCCATGGCATCAGAGCATGACGACTTCCCCGACAACAATTCGAGCAAGGGCCAAACGTTCATCGTGAAAGACGAACGTGCAGCTCTGAAGATGAAGCGCGAAGAGACCAAAGAGGCTCAAGCGCGGTATCGGGCAATCGTCGAACGCGAGCGAGCCGAGAAAAAGGCCGAGCGCGAAATGCGCCGCGAAGAGATTCAGCTTGAGCTTGCACGCATCAGGCTCAATACGTCTGCAACGGAGGCCGCGCGACTCAACCTCGCAAAGACCACCCCCTTCATTTTGGTCCTGCTGATCGGCGGCTTCATCGCGATGCTGGGCACGGGTGCCATCCCTGACGACTCTGTGTCTGTCGCAAGTGCGCTGCTTACCTTGCTCGTCACCGGTTTGATGGCGAACCTGCGCTCGATCATCTCTGAGGGCGGCGCAACAGAAGAACCTAATGGCAACGGCAACGGGCATGAGCCCAAGCCACCCACCAAGAAACCCGACACCCCAAAACCTAAGGACACCAAGTGAAGAAGTTCTGTGCTGTGGCAGCTCTAACGCTGCTTACCGGTTGCGAAGGGATCAGCGTTGCTGATGCTTACGTGAAGGCCGACCAACTAACCTACGACGCGATTGCGCCGTCCTACCGCGCCTACGTGGAGGCTGACGAAAAGCTCGACGCTCCGTCCAAGGCTTCCCGCATGCGCCTCCTTGAGACCTGGAAGCTTCGCATCGAAGCTAACACCAAGAAGAAGTGATGTCTGACCTCAACGCATCTGTGGAAGCCCTCGCCGACAAGCTAAAGGCATCCGTCACCGACCCTGCCAAGCAGGAGATGTTGTCCTCTATGGCCGCCGACGCTGGCCGTGTGGCCATGCTGGCGCTGACTGACCCCGAGGCCGCAGCCGCCGAGGTCGCGATCGTCAAAGCCACGCTCGCCAACATCAGCCAAGCCGAAGCGGCCAACGCCGTGCAAGCTGTCACCGACTGGGTCACCGAAACGGTTGGCCGGGTCATGTCTAAAGCCCTGCCTGTCTAGGAGAAGCTATGCCTAAAGTTGGAAAGAAGAAGTTCCCCTACACCGATGCTGGAAAGAAGGCTGCCAAGAAGGCGGCTAAGAAGTCTGGCAAGAAGATGACCAAGACGATGCCCAAGAAGAGGGGCAAGATGGGGGGCTACTAATGGCAGCCAAGCGCGGACTCTATTCCAACATTAATGCAAAACGAAAACGCATTGCTGCTGGAAGCGGAGAGAAGATGCGGAAGCCGGGGGCCAAGGGCGCCCCCACCGCCAAGGCGTTCAAGCAGTCGAAGAAGACTGCCAAAAAGCGGAAGTAGCTGTGGCAGCCAAGAAGCGCAACTACAAGAAGGAATACGCCGACTTTCACAGCAAGCCGGAAGCCAAGAAGAACCGCGCGGCGGCCAACCGTGCGCGGCGCAAAATGGGCCTCAAGGTCGGCGACCCTCGGGAGGTTGACCACAAGAAGCCCATGAGCAAGGGCGGCGGCAACGGCAAGAAGAACCTGCGCGTGGTCAGCCGCAAGGCCAACCGAAAGAAGGGTTCCAAATGAACCCCTGCCTGTTTGTTGGTGGCTGGTTCCTTTTGTCGATCTTTATCGGCGCTGCTTTAGGACACCTCGCAGATCCCAAGATCGACAAGACTGTCGAATAGGGTATTTGCGGGAATACCTACATGCCTTGCGGGGGAAGGCATTGCTGGTCACACTCGAATCACCTTGAGTGACCACGATCCCTTCGATCTCGACGAGCAAGACCTGCGTGACGACATTCGTCGCGTGGCTTCCAAGCTGTCTGGCGAGACCGACGACGCGGACTTCGTGTGGCTCATGTCTGGTCCCAGGGGCAGGCGTATCGTGCGTCGGCTCCTTGATCGAGCTGGAGTCTTCCGCACGTCCTTTCACCCGAACACCATGGAGATGTCCAGGCAAGAGGGTGCGAAGCAAACGGGCTATTGGATCCTGTCTCAGATCGACCGGCTATGTCCGGGGGAATACACCACGATGATGCAGGAGCACAGAGATGGAAGAGCCGTTGCTGGCAACCGAAGCGAATCCCACAACTGAGGGGCAGACGGCAGAGCCGCAAGACAACTCGTTGTTGTCTGGCGAGCAGACGCAGCAGGAAGGGACCGAGGGGCAAGAAGCTCCAAAGTCCGAGGCTAAGGAGCAAGGTGCTCCTGAGTCTTACGAGTTCAAGACCCCAGAGGCATTGCCTGAAGGGGCTGAGATCGACGAACGGATTCTTACCGCCTATTCAGAGGCCGCGAAAGAAGCCAACCTGCCGCAAGAGAAAGCGCAAGGCATGCTCGACAAGGTGATGGGTGCGATGCACCAACAAGGCGTCGAGACCATGGAAGCTCAGAGGAACGAGTGGGCCGAACAAGCTCGCAAAGACTCTGAGTTCGGAGGCAAGCAGCTCGACGAAAACCTTGGCATCGCCAAGAAGGCGCTCGATCAGTTTGGATCCGATTCCTTGCAAGAACTGCTGAACGGACCCCAAGGCCTTGGCAACCACCCGGAGCTGATCCGGTTCATGGTCAAGGTCGGCAAGTCGATCAGTGAAGACGGATACGTTGGTAGCAACCAAGGCAAAACGGTTGACCTTGATGATGTTGCTACTCAGGCAAGCAGGCTCTACCCGAGCACTAACAAATAATCAGAACCAGCAATGGCTAACTTGACTCTTTTGGACTGGGCGAAGCGGACTGATCCAGATGGCTCCGCGCCCATCATCGCGAACCTTCTTTCGCAAACGAACGAGATTCTCACCGACGCGACCTACGTGCAGGGCAACCTGCCGACCGGCCACCGCGTGACTGTCTCGACCGGTCTTCCGACCGTTTACTACCGCGCACTTAACGAGGGCATCCCGACCAGCAAGGCCACCACGGCCCAGGTCGATGAGTCCTGCGCGATCCTTGAGGCCCGCTCCGAGGTTGACATCGACCTCGCCATGCTGAACGGCAACAGCGCCGAGTTCCGCATGGGCGAAGCCCGCATGTTCATCGAGGCGATGAACCAGAAGATGGCAAGCGCCATGTTCTACGGCAACCCTTCCGACGACCCGAAGGAGTTCCTCGGCTTTGCGCCGCGCTACTCTGACCTGAACGCGGGCAACGGCAACAACATCCTTGACGCGGGCGGCGATACGGCCAACGAGCAGACCTCGGTCTGGCTGATCTGCTGGAGCGACCAAAGCTGCTTCTGCCCCTTCCCGAAGGGCTCGAACGCTGGCCTGCTGCAAGAAGACCTGGGTCGTCAGACCTCGTTCGACGCGGGCGGCACCGGCAAGCGCATGGAAGTGATGGCGGAGCGATTCCAATGGAAGAGCGGCCTCGTCGTCAAGGACTGGCGCTACGCCGTTCGTATCGCGAACGTCGGCACCAACACTGGCGAGACCAACGCGATCACCAACCTGAGTGGCTCGATGGCGGCAGGCAACGCAGAAAACATCCTTCACCAGATGATGAAGGCTGTGGCTCGCATCCCGAACCTCAACATGGGCCGCTGCGCCTTCTACATGAACCGCACGGTCTTCGCTGGCCTGATGCGGACGGCGCTCGAAAAGAGCACCTCTGTCCTTTCGATCCAAGACGCGGCGCAGCAGTTCGGTAAGCCGGGTGCGATGCTGTCGTTCATGGGCATCCCGATCCGTCAAGCGGACGCGCTCGTCAACACCGAAGCTGTTGTCAGCTAACCCAGGAGGAACCTCAAATGATTACTGACAATGGTTTGATCTTGGCGACTGAAGAAGTCGCCCCTGACGGCGGTGCCGTTGCCAGCCTCGGAGCTGACTCTGTCGCTCTGGCGCTGGACCTTGGAAGCACGCATGACATTGCTGGCATTGCAATTTCGGACCTTGGCTCTACCGAAATGGAGCTTGAAGTTCAGATTGACACCAGCTTTGACATCACTGCGGAGAAGTCATGCTCTTTCGAGCTGGTCTCGATGCCGATCGCTCTTGCGACTCTTACGAGCGCGACCACTGAGGGTAAGCACACCCACGTCACAGGCTTGACGGTGGACAAGGACGACGACTTAGTGGACATCACGGGCCACGACTTGCCCCTGGCGACGCCGGTCTACTTCTCGGCTGGCAGCGGCGGGTCGGGTCTTGCTCAGAACACGGTCTACTACACCACCGCGCACTCAAACGACGGCAACAGCTTCCAGCTGGCTTCGACGTATGACAACGCGCTTGCTGGGACGAAGGTCGATCAGACCACCGCCGACTGGACTGGCGGAGTTCTTGAGTTCCTTCCCTACGTGCATGCGTCAACGGGGCCGATCTCGGGCGCGTTCCTTAACGCTGGCAACCGGTTCACGGCAAGGGTTCAGCCCTTCTCGCTGGCCGCGTCGCCGAAGTATGCGGTCCCGAACGCCACGTCGCAGGCAACGACGAGGCCGCACGGCACCGCTGGCGGTGGCATCGCCCCTGCCCCTGGTCGCTACCTTGCGCTCCGCTACAACGGCGCCTCGCTTGGCACCACTGGCAGGATCAGTGCTCAACTGGCGATCAACACGCAGTCGAACCGCAAGTTCTTCCCGTCTGGCTCGGCCATTCTCTAATGGCCTAGCGGCTGGCTTCGGCCA